GCACTGCGTAAGAATCGGAAGACCCGTAAACGTTGTTGGCAAGGTCACACTGAGAACATTGCTGAACGCCACTGACTCAAAGGCGAAGTTACTATTTCCGCCCCCTCCGCCCCCGCCGCTTCCCCCAACGCATACATCGCTGAAAGTTCTTGGGTAAGGCAAGGTTGGTCCTGACCCACTACTGATTACCACGTCATACCCCGGACATGCAGGAGCGACGTAGAAAGTGAAACTCCCATCTGTATTCGCCGTGAAGGGGTTTACGAGGACGGTTGGGCTTGCGAGATTGTTCGAATAGATAGACGCTTTCAACGTTGTGCCTGTCTGGTAAATCGTCACCTGACACAAAGGGAAGGACGCTTGAACTCCCGCTCCCGCATTGACATTCGTCGTGCCAATCTGCTGTGTTCCTGTCGCAGGCAAGCCCTGAGTGAGCGGTTGTTGCCCACCAACCTGACAGTCACCATTCACCCCGGCAAGAGTCCCCTGAGCACGTCCAAGGTTAGACATAGACACTACAGTGATCAGCAGCAGCACGATTTGGAGCCAGCGCTTCATCAGTTAAAGATTCCGACCATCGGCACGTGCATCGTGCTGTTGTTGGTAATGTTGGTGCTGCTCATTGTGCTAAGTAGTGCGCCAGAAGAGCAGACATCGGTCGAGTTGATTCCAAATGTGTTGGCAGGGGCGCTGGTTCCCGATAGCATTTTGGTGGAAGCGTTCGCAGGGCCACCAGGATACATTTCTGAGATGATGCTGGTGGTGTTGCTGGCGCAGTAAGCCAAATAGTAGTTTGTCCCCGCCAGCATAGTGAACGTCGATAGCGATGTGCCACAGACCTGCGTTGCCGTCGTCGTGCTCAACGGCCCGGTATGCCACTGGCGAGTCAATGTCGTCCCTGAGAGGGAGTAGATTCCCACATCCACCGTGCCACCGGAGTCGAGTGTAGCCACCTGAACGCAGCCAGTGGCACCAAGCAATTTCTGCGTCGAGTTCCAAAAACGAGAGACATAAACGTTATTGGCAGTGGCCACTACTGCACCTGCAAGCAGAGGCGTTGCGGTATTCTCCAGCGTGACGAAGTAGGCACACCCTGAGGTGCAGCCCATAGTTACCGCCGTTGGTGCGGCAGAGGATGCGGTATTGTTCATCAGCACCGCGCCCGCTGCAATGGGTGCTTGGGTCAGCGGTACGGCCCCCGTGGAAGCTGAATTATTAAAGATTACCCCATCGCCCGTGATGCTAGTGACCAAGGTCGCCGGATTATAAGAAAATTGCGTATAAGTAAGCGAAGACCCTCCAGATCCGATGCTGGTGACTTGCGACGTGAGCAGCCAACTGGTAGTCGTATTGACCGTGCCGGATTGAACCGGGATAGCCCCCGTGTTGTTTACGTCCGATGGCGTGTCGTAGTCGACTGCGCGGGTGAATACCGGCGACACCAGCGAGGCTCCTACCACCGTAGCTGTGTAGATACCATTCTGGGCAGCCGTGCTTTGATTCTTGAGTAGCACCCGCTGCCCGATAGTGTTGATGGCGATTCCATCCAGCGAGAACGGTCCGGTTGCGGTAACTGTGAAGGTGTCGCCAATGCCACCGCCAACCTGCGTATAGGTGCCCGTGAGGTTCGCCGTAGATGCCGCAAGTACCGCCACTGCCGGGTTCACGCCCGCCACTGCGTTCGAGACGGCGGTATCGGTGTAGAGGGTTGTTGCAACATTGCCCGAGCCATCCAATTGAGGTTGCGTGGTCGCTGTTGTCCCGTTAGGGAGTGCCGTACTCGCGCTCGATGTAGAACAGTTGGTTCCCGTGCAGGAGACAATACCGTTGGTTCCGGGATTAGAGATGCCCGTGCCGCCCCCGCCTTCCTGCGTCCACGTTCCACTCTGACAGGTATAAATTGTACCGAGTCCCACCACAACTTCCATTTGTGCATTCCGGCCGCATAACCCAGACGGAGCAGAGTACACATAAGCGACATACCCATTCCCTACCACCACCTGAGCGGAGGCTGAGGCACAGAGAAACAAAATGGCTGCGAATACTTTTTTCATCGCGTGATCAAGACGTTCGCGTATACCGCGTTGGTCATCGTCGCTAAATAGGCTCGACTGAACCTGGCCCAGAATGTCGGCAACTCAATCCGCCCAGAGTACGAGCCGTTCAATCCTCCAGTCAGAGAGGCCACAGTGCTGTATTGACTATCCACATCAATATCTGAAGTCTGCCAGTCAACCTCGAATGCTCCGGGGTTCACTACTCCGCCACTGATGTTTGTAAAATAAACCTGCATCGAAGCGCCAAAGGGGTAGAACGAACTCTTGATCCGCTCCAACTGCACTGCGATGCTGGCGTAAGGATTGCCGCCATTGGCCAGTGTATTGACTGTGGTCAACGCCGATCCGCCGCCCTTGGTGAATAGTTGATTCTGAAATAGCCACTGTTGGCTGTTGTCACGCAAGAGGATCGCCTGGCCGGGACCAGGATAGAACCCTGCTGGAGTTTGCGGAAGATTCTGCATGATTACATCCTCCCCACGTTCAAGCCACCAGTAATTGTGCTGAAAGGCTCTCCTTCGTTATACGGATCTCGGTTAAACCGATTGAAATACAATTCGCACAAGTCGCGGTCCTCGTCCTTGATCGGCTTCATGAGAGTTTTGAATTCGTCGCGCGCCTGCTCTGCTAGGAACTGCCAGTTTGCGCCTGAACCGCGTTGGACCTCCTCCCCCTTCTGCGCTTCCTTGAACACATACGCGCACTCTTTCGCGCGCCACAGCAACGCTTCTTCCGTCAGAGGGTAGGGGACGGTATCGCTCGGAAGAATGAGCGACGGCCCACGCGAGAGAAATTGAAACGTATACGGAAGCACCGAGAGAGGGTGCGGCCACAGTTCAAACAGAAAATTACCAAACGTTGCACTGCCGGGGCGAGTGTCAACCTGAAATGGAACAATGTAGTTCGGGTCATCGAAGATCGTGCGCTCGGGATCAACTACAGCTAAATCTCTCTGGCTGTACGTCACGTAATCCATCGGCCAACTGTTTGTAGTATCGCGTGCACTCAGGAACCTCTTGAAGTTGGCTACCGGGCACGCAAAGTACGCTTGGTAAATCATGTATGACTGCTTAGACCCTCCGGGCTCCATCCACGGGCGGTCAAGGGTAAGCACAATGGCCGCAGGGTTTGTCAGGTTGAACGAGATGATGCTGTAGAGCGAGTAATAAGGACTCCTGATCTGGAGTTGGTTAAAGAACGGCAGGTTGCTGTTCAGAATGTAGGCCAACCATGCCGCCGAAGAAGTCGCGTCCCCGACAATCGTATTCTGAAATGGAGTGGTTGTAATCGTGCCGACACTCTGCCCAGTGGAACCAGTGGGGAACAAGAGCCCTGGCGTAAGCCAGCCGGCAGTTTGAAGCTGAAAACTCCACATCTGACTGCCTTCAACCAGACCCAAGGCTTCATCGAGCAGAGTGACAGCGTAAGCGTCCGCGAGATTGGGCACTTCGAGACAGAGCCGCCTAGCCATGCTGTTCAGTGAAATACTTCTACCCCCTTTTGTTTCCGCGCCAGTCGCCCTAACGCTGCCTTATCGCTTGCGACCCTTCTTCGTCACCAGATGGCTCTTGACCATATGCCTCTGGCTGTAGCCCTTGTGCGTCTTGTGGACTTTCGAGGTTATACGTCGGGCAAACTTCTTGCCCTTTCCTGCCTTAGTTTTGTAGGTTGTTACGATTTTGGTTTTCGCCATTGTGTCCTCCTAAAAATGTGGCCGCCCAGTCACCCTCATGACTTGGCGGCCAGCCGCAGCGTTCCGAACTAACTCCGTGCTAGTAAACTCCTCCGAATCCACCGAACTGAACCTGTTCTGCCGAAAGATTGACGGCGTTCGCAACCTCAGTCCCCGGAGTAGCAATGGGGTACCAGTGGGCTACCCACGTCGCCCTCGCTCCCACCGCCGACCCGACAAAGCGAACGAGGTAGTTGCCGCTTACCGACAGATAATCTCCATTCAGGCTGTCAATGTAATTGTCGTAGCGAGGCAGCAAGACCGGATCGCCGCTCGTCTTGAATGTGGCAGTGTTCACGTAGGACGCAGGCCCACTCCCATAACCGACAAACGCAAACCGCTTGCCGATGTAATCCGGGTATCCGTGAAGGAACGTTAGCTGCATCGCGTTTACTCCTGTAACACTGGCAAGTTCAACTGAATTCTGAACAGCCCATTGGACTTTGGCAAGTCAATGGCCGCACCCAGAATGAGTTTCTGGAGGGCGTAGGTCAGCGAGGTGCTCTGTGTGGGATCATCCACCACGCCAGCAGTGTATGAAACGATCAAATCCCCGATTGACGGAGTTGCATTGGTCAGGGTAGCCCTGCCAAGCACCGTGGCGATACCAAGCTCCTGCACAAAACCGTAGTTTCCCGGCGTGATGGCATTCAGGAACACCACAGGACGAACAGTGGTCGCGTTTCCAAGGCTTTGATCGTAACTGGTTACGATATTTTCCGTGGGCTTGCCAGCCGGATCCCCGTCTGCGATGACCGCCGCGAGAGATGGCATGAGGCCAATCGTTCCCGTCTTGACGTTGCCTGCGGTTGCCCCCGAGTCCACCAGCACCCGACGAAAACGACCACAATAGAGCGTGCCGTTGGTCACGTATGAAGCTTGTGCCGCTTCCTTGTTGGTCAGATCGAAGTAGTCGCCTTGATTCAGTCCGCCAGCGAACACGGGAATGCCGAGTCGCAAGTCTTGGAAGTACGAAGGAGACGCGTCATTTGCCCCATTGATTGCGAGCCAAGTTGGCAGAATCGGTTGAAGTGGCAATTTAGTTCTCCTTTAGCTACTGAATCCAAACGCGACGGCCGAGTGCCTCGGCATGACATTATACAAATTCGTCCCAAGCCGCATGAACAGCGCATCCATCGACACGTTGTTCGGCATCGGACTCCGGCGCAGTCCGAAGTTCCAACCCTTCTTGTCAGTCGGACGCAGTTTGAAACTTCCTGTCTCCAAGAAGTAGAGAACTTCCCCGACCGTGCAAGTGGCGTTCGACGGGAACCCGCTGCCTGTGGTTGAGATGGTGACGTTCGCGCCACCGGAAGTGTACTGCGGACTCGTAATGGTGGACGTCACAGTGTTTCCGCCCGCACCATCCACGAGGTTTGCGTTTCCAGACTTGCCGCCGGTTCCCGCGCCGATAGCGATGTAATCCTGTGCAATGGCGGAAGGTGCCAGAGGATCGGGGTAGATGTCCACACCGTTGAACGTAAACCCATCCCAAGCGATGTCGTGTTTGGTATTCGAGACATCCCGACGCTGTGCGTCGAGCGCATTCGCTACCGCAGCGAAGCCGAACACATTGGTGACCCCCAAGTCCGGCTTGCCTCCGGTCACAATGCACTGCGCCCAGAGCCGCATGAGAGCGTTGAAATCAATCTGGCCTGTGCCAGCGACAGCCGGAGCAGCAGTAGTTCCCGTGGTCGGGGCCTGACCTAACCAGAGTGGAGTCGAGTTCAGAGCTGGCCCAATCACGCCGTTGCGCGTGTCGCCGCCGTAGGTTGCGTAAATGTTCCCGAATGGAGATGGATCGACACCGTTGTTTAGTGCCTCGTCCAGTCCGTTCGAGTTCAGAATCCGGTTGTCAGAAATATTTAACCCGGACGGTTGCCCGTGACGGTAGGAGTCCATTTCCAGCATCGTGTTCATCATCATGGTCATGTTCTCCATGAGGATTTGATACTGGTTCGCAATCATTGCCGGGCCGGAGTTAACGACTCCCCCGGTCCCGCTTCCATCGTCCAACTCCCAGTCATCCAAGGGTGCCCACGAAACATACGCCTTCGGCAGAAACTTCATGCCCGTATTCAACTGCTGGCGAGTGACCGTCACCGTCGAGCCTGGCGCTACCGCCGCGCCTTGCACGCGCCCGTAGATGAATCCTTCAAACATTCCCGAACCGCCAAGAAATGGGTCCATGACACCGGCGGCTCTCAACTTCGCCTGAAAGGGAGTGTCTACAAAAAGATTGTCGTAAACTACATTACGCCTTACACTTTCAAGATTCGTGGCGTCGATCTCATTGTAGAGAGGGTCGGTCAATTGGCAACTGAGGACGCCCACGCCATTTGCGGCACTCTGACTGAACACTCTTTCATCGTTCAGTATGGATTTTGAGATGTTAAACATTCAATCCTCCCGTGCCGTTACTGAATAGTGGCGTTCTCTGCGATTTCCTTCTGAATCCGTTGCTGCGTTTCCTTGTGCCGCAACTCGCGTGTCGGCATTTTCAGTGGATCAGGCCGCGCGCCTTCCTTCACAGCCTTGTGAACTTCCGCGAAGCGTGAAGTCTCAGCCTGGCGGATCATTGGATTCGAGCTAACGCGCTCGGCCCACTCTCTGTCCGAAGCGTCTTTTGCTTCCTTTCGAATCGCGTCGTCATGAGTCTTTTGATCGGCTTCGCGCTTGGCCTTTTCTTTGCCAGCGAAGTCGTACTTGATCGCGGCGTATTCGGCGGGACTCCGGCGCTGCGCGGCCGCTTCTCGGATGATCGCGGTAGGCGAGTCTGGCATTTCCGTACCGTACAGAGAACGGTATTTCCAAGATGTGTCGGCGAGGAATGCGAACGCTCCACCAAGTTCATCGCGCAGCGCCTTCACGGGGTCAGGTCCAGGGGGCGGAGGAGTTCCGCTCGGGCGGAACGTGCCGTCTGTGTTCCTGACTGGAGAACCGGGGGTTGCGGGAGGAGTGAAGGGTTCAGCAGTGGCCACGAACCCACCCTCTTTCGCCTTGGTCGCCAGGGTTTTGTAGTAGTCGCGTTCCGCAGTCAAGTTTGCTTGCTCGTTCGCCCATTGATCGAGGCGTGGAGCGATTTCGGTGTCATACTGCTGCGCCTGAGCGCGTTTGGCGAGTTCAGCCTGCTCAAGCGTTTGCGATGCCGTCGAGAGAACTTGCGTCAATGCGCCCGTCACCTTTGCATCGAGAGCTTTTACCTGTTCGTCGGTCAAACCGGACGCCTTGAGAATTTCTTCCACAGTTGCTTGCGGCATAGTCTCTCCTTACATCGGTGGCGTTGCGCCCGTTGGGGTAGGTTGCGGCTGCGTTACCATTGCCGTCTGCGCTTCCTGGATTCCCTGCGCGGCCTTCTGTAAACCAGCCGAGAGGATCGGGTCTTCCTGCGCGAGACGCTTGCAGAGTTGGTACATCTGCGCCAGCATAATTTGCTTGGGATTCGCTGGAGCTTGCGAGGGAGCACCACCGGGAGCGGCTCCGGGATCAGGAGGAGCGCCGCCCCCAGCAGCGGGATCTGGTTGTCCAGCAGCGGCCATGCTATCGCTTCATGCCCCGGCGCTTCTTGCCGCCCTTGTGATGTTTCTTATGGCCACCCTTGTGGCCCTTCACGATCTTGGTGTGTTTCTTTCCGCGTGCCATATTGCCTCCAAAACAGAACGGCTCACACCGTTCTAGGATGTGAGCCGCTGGCATTCCGGGGAGGCGCTTGGCGAATCTCAATTAAGGCTATACTCTAATCGCAATCTTCCTGTCAACATAATTTATTCAGATACCTAAAATCTCGCGCACCTTCTCGCGCTTTCCTTCCGCCGCTTTCGTCTTTTCCGTGAGCGCAACTTTCTGGATTCCGCCCTGTGAGAGATGAAAAACGAGTTGGCCGGTCGCCTTCCTTTCTCGGAGCCATGCGACAACTTTATCAACCGGAATGCGCGGATCGACGGTAGTTTCCGTCACCAGGAAATCGACATTCACCTTGACTACCTCCTCTGCGTCCATAAGCTCCTCAACTTGTCTTGACTCCGGCTCGCGGCTCTCCCCCATCGGCTCCCTTTTGATACGGAGTGGGTTTCTTCTTGTTGCTATTGGGGCGACCCCCTCCCTTGCCTTGCCCAGCACCACCTGGGTCCAGGCCTGCCGCGGCGGCTAGTTTCGCCATCTCTACCTTGACCTTCAGCATCTCGATCTCTTCGTTGATGTATCTTTCAAGAACTGTGTTTCCTTTTACTTCCCCAAAGTTTTGAATGCCCAACTTGGGAGCGATATCAACCCACCCGATGGGAGCTCCTTGTTTCTTCAGTGTCATGAGTTTTAACTGTTCGTCGCGCTGGGTAATTTTCAGCAACGTGCTTGGGACGGAAATCAGGCGGAGATTTCTTGTGAGATATCGCTGGCGGTCTAAGCGAGCGTACTGCGAAGGAACTACTTGAGGGGTATCGCCTATCGTCATTGGCAACATGCCGTTCACGTACTCGTTCGGCATATGACTCGGAACCATTGAGTTTGGATCAAAATCGAATACGTCAGGCGTAACGTTGTCAGGACCGATATACTCGATGATTCGCTTGGTATCGAACCACTGCACGATCATAAATTTCAGCATGTAGGCAATCTTCGCATTCGACCGCTCCATGCCGGTCGCAATTCCCTTCGCAATGGGCCCGATTGCCTCTATGCCCTTGTCGAGTTGGTCGCCTGAGATGTTTAGTTTCAGGTTGGCGAGATTTCCGAGATCATTGATTCCCAACTGCTCTCGCCGCATGGCAACAAGCATTTCGAGAAACTTGAAGTTCTCTCCGTCTACACGCACTTCTTCAGGCAAAAGGGATTGCAAAACATCTTTCGGCTTCCCGTCTAGCCCTGCGCGGACGTTCTCCTCAAAGATGTCAAAGTTCTCGATCTTCGGCCCTCCCGTAGAGGTTCGGTCATAGCCCATAGGAGGATTCAGTTTTGTAGTAAGCACTTGATCCATCTTCCGCTCGTGTTTACGCTTGGTCTGTTCGATGGAACCAACATCGGCAACAAGAGAGCGCCCCATACCTTCCCACGCCCAGTCGTCCACGTCGAACTGTACCGGAGGAATACAGCCGTGCCAGTCATAAGCTGGGCCGTCGTACATCGGGGTTTTCATGTTCCGGCTGGAGATCATGAGCCGAAGAAATGGATAAATGCGGCAGTCTCCCGCGGCTGCCTTGCGTAAGGTTGGCTTGCCGTCTTTGATCCCGCCGGGGATTTCCTGTCCGATACAGGGAACATCGTAGGACCAACTTGTGCCAGGATCGCCCATCGGCAACGGCTGACCTTTTTGATTCTTGAGCGGCGAGTTAATCCGAATGTCGCGGATAAATGTCCAGCGAATTTCGCAATACAGGTTACCCCAGTTCCGGTTCTGCTCTCCGTAACGGAACTTTTCTGCGTAATCCACGCGACGGGCTTGGACGCGAGACTGGTAACTGACTCCACTGATGGGTTTCAGTTCTGACTGAAAGAGTGGGAATCTGCCGTGCGCTTCCGCGATCGGCATGTATTGAAAGATAGTGACAACATAAGAGCCCTGCACATCGTTGTCGGAAGGAATCTGGACGGGAACGACATCAAGAGGCCCGAGCGGCTCAAAAACAATCTTGCGTTCCCCATAGCCGTAGTCGCCAGTCGAAACATGCGGCCAGATGTACCCACGCCCCATGACGGTTGAGAACTGGAGCGCCTTGCGAATCTGGCTTGGAAACTGCGATTCCAGGTAGACCCCGCTGGCGACTTTATTGATCATTTCCGCGTAGGGTTTGAACTGTACCGCGTCCGAACTATAGCTCCCAATCTCCCTGACTTCCGAGATCGTCTCAATAAATTTTCGGATGTCGTACTTCAGACCGTTCGAGACGAGAGTGGATTTCGTCTTGTCATCGAAAATCGCGTCGAAGATTTTTATGTTCTTGGCGAGATCTTTGTATGCGCGCTGGCTTGAGAGCCAGCCCTCGCCTTCCTCCAGCTGCTCCTCAATCCATCCCATTCTTTCATCGGCGGGGGCGGTGAAAGGTGGGACCTGCCACGATGTCGCTATGTCCTTGTCTCTCACGGCGCGACACCTTCCCTTGCTTCGCAGTGCATAAACGTTTCCGCGATTTCCAAACGCCGCTTCTCGCGCTTCTCTTTCGCCTTCTGAATGAAGAATGCCATGAACTGCTTATTCAGGCTATCGTCCGAGCCGGCGAGACACGCCTCCATCTCTGCGATAATCTCGGACTGCACCTTCCCTTCATACTCGAAGCGCTCAACTTCCGTCATCTCCCGAATGCGTTTTTCCTGACGACGTAAACGCCTGCTCCACATATCGACTTCGGCGGCGTGTTGACATTCGATCTTTTGGAAACCTTTAGGCGGGGGAGCGAGCGGGGAGGGCGGACACATAATGAACTGCGTTTTTGGCTGGTACCAGAACACGACTTTTGGCTTGTGCGCTGGACGCGCGAGATGCCGGGGGACAATGAGATCACTCACGCCATGTCTCCGACGCTGATCTCAGACGATTTATTCCACGACAAATCCAGTTCTGGTTTGCGACTCACAGGCTGAGAGTACCTTTTTTGTGAGCGCTCTGCAAGAACATCGAAAGCATGGCGAGTAAAATATGATTGAGCCGCCGCACGCACGCGGTCATCATGCTTTCCCGATTGGTGCTCCATTTTAGACTTCCCGCTCTTGGCAATCTTCCGTTCAAGTGAGGACAGTTCCATGATGAGGAACGGTGAGTTCGGCTTGTACCAGCCGTTTTGCACGGCGTCGATGAAGCGATTCATTAGCAGCGGCACGCTCCAGGCGTTTGAATACCAGCCTTCCTTCGTTCCCTTATTTTCCTTCACGTTCTTGGAGTCGTAGCGAGTGTCGATGTGGTGGAACGTGAATCCCATGAGTTTCAACTGAAGCTGGCAATCGTCACCGGGGCGCTCACGTTGCTCAATCGCAAACTTGCACCCGCGAGGGTCTTTTGTGTTCTCTCCGTAAAACGCGGCAAGACATGCGGCAAATCCAACCATCTGAGGGGGGTTAACGCGATTCGATGAAAACTCGCATACCTGAACATCGCAATTCTCACCTTGTACGCTTCGAGCAATCGAGAAGACGCTGCGGTCTTCGTCATCGTGGCCTAAACCGTCTGCGGTATCGATGCCGATGGAATAATCCTGCGGCTCGCCTTCGTGACCGGGAGCCTGATTAGGTTCTTCAAAGATCAGAATCTTGTCTAGCGACTTCCGCTCATCGTCTTCCTCAAAAGGGCGTAGCGGAACCATAACCCACTCGAAACGCTGGCCTCGATGGGAATTCCAAACAACGCGTATTCTTTCTTTGTCATAGTCGATTTCGCTTACGTCGGGCTCAAAGCCGTCGTCGATCGAATCGCCGGTAACCGCGTAAGCCTGATAGCCTTTCTTGCGCTCCTCGCGGGCTGTGTCGATCACAATCGGGTCGAACACGAGGTCGTTCTCCCCTTGCAGGGCTTCGTAATCATCGGCAGGTTTTTGCGAAAACCATATTTTCTGGGTATGCGAATCGACGGCCTGAAGATAGTTCCATTCCCAAAACCATTGTTGCTCGATAGGCATTCGCCAGTTCTTCCCAACGACTTTCACGAGATAGTCCGTACTGTTGATAAACAACTCACATCTGAGCACGTGCTTCCTGGTCATCTCTAACGGCTTGAAGCCTGCGGGAACCGGATGTGTACGGATGAAGTCTTTCGTGGGAAACAATTCTGGAGTCATCGGCCACGGTATAAATATCGGTCGGAGCCGAGATTGTCCAAGAGGCCATTTCTCTCTCGCGGATCGCCACTTGTCTGCAAGCCATCCCGTGCTTCCACCACCCGTCCCCTCTAATACAAGGGAGAGCTTGTAGGTCGAGTGAGTGGCATGAAGCAACCCTTCCTCGATTGACTTCTTGGGGTTCGGTATATCGGCTATTTCGGAAATGTGCACTCGCGTCGGGGTCCAGCCTTGTGCGATTCCAGTAGCTTGATTACCGGACTGAATCGACATGACCGAGCCGTTGTCGAAGCCGATCATGTTTTTCTTATCAGTGGTTCGTGAAGGACACAGCCACAGCGGGAGCCGTTGGATGCAGGTTTCAATGATGCGCGTGATTAGTTCTGACTTCGCTTCGATCACGGACCCCATGACAGCTTGCGTGTGAGGAGTGAATAAAATGGCCTGCACAAAGTTGATCGCTACCTTCGTAGTTAATCCTTGCTGTCTTGCTTTCAGACAGAGCAGTTCATTAGAACGCCGCTCTTCTTCGGCTTCCGCCGTAACGTTGTCAATCACTGATTGCCCTAAACGGTTTTCGAACTTGAAAATATCTCCTTTCTCGTCGCACACAAAAGCGTAGCGAGATTCAAAGTAGGACGTGTCCACCGCGCACAGCAGTTGTTCGTTGAATACCCAGTGCCGAATCTGCTTGGCGCGTGCTGCGGTGATCTTTCGGCTGAGATCAATACTGGTAGTTCGCTGGTTGCTTTCTGTCGCCGTGATCGAGTCGATGTAAGCTTTAAATTCTTCCACTTCCGCGAGCGTGTGGTAACGCGGCTCCCATTTCTCGCGTCTGGCAAATTCTTCTAGTGTGGCAACTATGACTTTGGAGGAGTACATTATTTGGGAACCATATACATAACTCCCTAAGTCCCTACTTTCGGCCCAGTTGTGCCGTTCATCTCGTACCAGACAAATTCACCGTCCTCGCCGATGGGGAAATGACTGCCACAGGTTGTGCAAAATGTGCCCGAGTAGAAAAACGGATCGCGAGCGTAGGTTTCCGCAATGGATCGGCTCATGGTCGTGATCTTCCCGCACTTCAGGTGCCGGTAGGCGTCGCGATATGGCCGAACGAAGCTTTTGCTCCTCTCTTCTGGATTCAACACAACATAGCCTTCCTGCATCCCATCAGCGCGAAGTTTCGTGTGGCTGCGATCTTCGGGGACAGGCGAGCCGTCCGTAAGCACTTGAGCGCTGCGATCTACCGGGATTTTCGCGGCTTCCTGTCGTCGCTTTTCGATGACCTCTTCCTCCGCGCTATGCGCCTTCTGCTGAAGAAGAAATGCAAGAGCGCGAGCCTGCTCAGGCGAGAACACGATGTGCCCAACGCCGTTCTCGTCCGGCTGCAAATCAGGGTGATTAACCACTACCTCTCCAGCACCATTTGTGCCGACTTCTAAAGTGTTCTTTGCTATCTCAGTCATCTCGTCCTTTCCCTCCCGCAAGGGAGTTAACTATATAATTCCTCATTATTTGGCTTCAAGAATCTTCTGTCTCACTGGTTGCACTTTGTCCTGCATGATACTGGAGTCTGGGAAGATAAAATTCGCATCCTCCACCATTTCCTCGCGTTCCGAATCCTCATCCTTTCCACCTGTGACGATCTTATTGAAAATGGAAATGCCCTGCGATTTCGGCAAAGCCCCAAGCATAGTGTCGAGAGCGTCCCTATCGCGGACTCCACCAGCTGTTTTCGCGAATTCCACGCGCTTCTTTGTAATCATTGGGTGCGCTGCGACGGCAATAATCTTGACAGAGTTGACCGAGTGCTCCCGGATAGCAAGCATCATCTCGCCCCACAAATGCTTAATGTTGAGATTGGCCGCGAGGGCTACGCCTTCGATTCCAAGGGCCTGCTGATCCCTGGTTCCAAAACTATCCCACTTCTCAAGAAAGGCGATGCTGGTTTGCTCTTCGGAAAAGCGCAACGCTTTGATCGCCAGAGACAGCCCTCCGCGGACTTCTTTCAGAATGTCCGTGATCCTTGGAGCTTGCGCGAGGGCTTCTTTACTTACGTGTTCCCTTTTGAGGAGGTAGTCTTTTCGAGGTAGCGCGAGGCTTGGGGGAGGGTTTCTGGGGACCCTCTGGAGGTCGGTCGATAATTGCTTGCTCTCGGACTCCAACGTCGGAGGTCCAGGTTGAGAGACTTTCTTCGCTCGACCCTTGCGAGGCGCGGAGCTCGTCTTCAGTGCTTGGAATCCTGGTAATGGTTGCGTCTCGGGCATCGGGCTTGACCGGGAATTCCTTATCGAACCGGGCAGCCTCTAGCTTATACCAAGCCGCCGCAGTGTCTGCAAGCACTTCTAAAGCGGCGGCAATTCTCGCCATTGAACGCTCATCCGCTTCTGCCATCTCTCTGATATCCATGTCCAACCCTAGACTTTCGCCTTGGTCTTGGTGCGCCCGTAACGGATGCCCTTCACTTCTGCTTTGCCATCCTTGCCGTGCGTGAGAACTGGAACTTCCTGCCCCGTTTCCACGCGCTCTGTGTTCGGGGGCTGCGGCTCGATCTCGAACTCTCCGCCATGCTGATCGAGTTCCCCATCTGGCTTCTCGCCCAGTGTGACCGTTTCTGTCACCTTCACGGGCGCGGCACGCCCTACGTCGTGACACACTGCGTCAATTGTGATCTTGCATTCGTAGTAGTCGTAGGCGAGGTTTGTATTCAAGTAGCCGTCTTTTTCAAGACGCTGCGAGATCCGGTCGAGGATCGCCTTCCGGATCTCCTCGCCAGATAGCGGGAGAGTTAACACTTTTTCTGGAGCCATTCAATTTTCCTTTCAGAGCCTTGAATCTTCCCAATAACCGTTCCCCAGGTCCGTATTTCTCTTGCTCAACATTCGATACCGTCCACCGCGACACTCCCAAGATTGAGGCCAGGGCGCCTTGGGACAGTCTGTGTCGAGCCCGAAAGACTCTCCACTCCTCAGCGCGTCTGGCCTTATTCTTTGGCACTCTTGCCCAATGGGTCAATGTCTAACCTTAGACGTTAATTTGCCGTCAACGTCAATGTTGCGCTTTGGGCCGTTGGCGGAGGCGGAGGCGGAGGCGCTACGGCATTCACCGTCAACGTGTCCCCTGCTGTGAGGTTGTTTACTGGGTCCGTACCCGTGATCGTCGCGGTTCCAGCCGAGACTCCAGTCGCTACACCGGCAACCGGATCAACGGTCGCCACTGCTGGATCGGATGACGTGTACGCGATCGCGCCGGCGTTAGGAACGACTGTTCCCGTACCGTTTGGACCCGTCCACTCCTGGAACGAGGAATTGGCTGTTGCCCCTACAAGGATTGTCGCTGGCATATTGTCTCCTACTAGACATGGTTGATTGGCTTGCAATGTGAGTGTAGCCGATTGCGGACGGTTCAGGCGATGGAGGATTTCTAGCAGTGCGTGGCGATTGAACTTCATTTCCTCTTTCAAGAGCCGAATCGCCTCGTGCTCCAGAAAATGATGACAAGGTTGATCAGAGTGACCGCAAAGCGTGCAGATGAACTTTGTGAATGGATTGGTCATGTCTTGCGCTCTCCCTCAGCCATTTTCCTCACCACCTTTCTTTTTCGTCTACGTCCTTCACTGGCTAAGAACCTTACGCAGTTTTCGCGTGGATGATTGCGGGTCGTGCCCAACTCCTCTGAAACTTTTTCCATTCCGGGGCAGGACGCCATTTCTCTGCGGCGGGCGTCTCTGGTTCCCAGAGCATCGCATATGGCGTGAAACCGATTCCAACCATCTCTCGCAGTCGAGATTCTGCTTTCTCGAATGTGTCCTGCGGGAAACCGATGAAGACAAATGTTCGCAAGCGGTGTGATGCTGCAGTGAAGCCAGCGGCGAGCATTTTCGCAGAAGCGGCGCGCATAGCCTCAGCCGGACTCTTCGTGCATCTGTCGGGGTCGTCGTAGGCGAAGAAAAATACCGGGCGTGGGTTCAGTCTCGTAAATCCATCTACATGCCAGTCCTTTAGGCGGGATGCTTGGAGTCCGCCGGTAAACTCGACTCGACGCTTCTGTCTAGAAAGCATCTCTATTACCGCGCGAAAATGCTCCTCCGGGCAGGCAAGCAAATTGTCGTCGAGAATGTTCCAGCCATCCTGAATTGG